CAACATGACCCAATACAACATAGAGAGGCATTAAACAAGTTACAACAAACACCTTGGAAAATAAATAAGCAAGTATTAGAAGTACAGCGCATAATCTACGATAAGAATTTATCAATAGGTATGCCATCCAGTGAACGTGTAGAGATACCACAATTCCCAGAACACTTAAAGGAATTACAAAAGGAAAATCTAAACGCAGCACAACTCGAAGAAGTTACTATGTGGAAAGAAATAGCTAAAGCGGCATACGGTAGAGAAAACCAACGCAAAGGTCAAGTATTATCCTATCTTAGAACTAGTAAATTAGCCCTCGAACTATCTGAATGGGACGAGTTTTACTACGCATACAACTGCGACTTCAGAGGACGTATATACTGTGCTACAGCAGGACTGTCACCACAGGGTGCAGATACAGCTAAAGGCTTACTATGCTTCGCTAAGGACGTTGTACTAGGTGTAGACGGTGTTAAGTGGTTAGCTATACAAGGAGCAAATACTTATGGTGAAGATAAATGTAGTTATAACGACAGAGTTACGTGGATTAAATCACAAGAGGACTTTATCAAACGTACAGTTAATGACCCTATCGGGTACAGAGACTTCTGGGGAAGTGCAGACAAACCGTATCAATTCCTTGCATTTTGTTTCGAGTGGGCCAATTGTGACTATGGTAGGAACACAGCAGCAACATCTAAAATCCCAGTGGGGCTTGATGGAAGCTGTAACGGATTACAACATTTCTCAGCAATGCTTCGAGACGAAGTTGGAGCCAGCGCAACGAACCTGTTACCGTCAGAGATACCATCAGACATATACGGAGAAGTCGCTGAAGTCACTACGCAGAAACTTCAGGAAATGCAGCACCCATACGCTAAAATCTGGTTACGAGTTGGTGTAAATAGAAAATGTACTAAACGACCTGTAATGACGTTACCTTATGGTGCAACGCAACAGTCTGCTAGACAGTATATAATGGAGTACGTATTGGAGAATTGGACAAAGTTTGACTTAGACGACAAACTACAGTTCGAGATGGCCAAATTCCTAACACCTATCTTATGGGAATCCATAGGAGAAGTAGTTATTGCTGCTAGAGGGGCTATGAGTTGGTTACAAAAGAAGATACCACAGGACTTTATACAGTGGTTAACACCACTAGGTTTTCCAGTATACCAATACTACCAAAAGACAAACAGTATAGAAATCAGAACACAGTTAAATGGTGGATGTCGCCTATGGTTACAGAACTATGAAGATGCAACGCCTAATAGGGTAGGACAGAGGAATGGTATAGCACCAAACTTTGTACACTCTATTGACAGCACCCATATGGTTATGACAATTAATGAGATGGATGACGAATGCCTTGCTATGATACACGATGACTTCGGCACACATGCAGGACACACTCAGAAACTATTTGATAAGATTAGAGTAGCATTCTTAGACCTCTATACAACACACGACCCACTAGTAGACTGGGCCAACCAGTTAGGTATAGCTACAAATACTATGCCACCAACAGGTACATACGATATAACTGAAATAATGGCTGCCGAATATTTCTTCGGTTAGCCCACTTATAGAAGATAAACAATGAATATAAATGATTTATCACATACTAAAGACCCAAGGGGATTAGTACAGAGAGATATAGATTATCTAGAACAAGTATTTAAAGTAAGACCTGTAAAACCTAGCATGACTCAGAATGAGATTATGTTTCAAGCAGGTCAACAAGATGTAATTAGACACATCAAGGAGAAGTTAGTATCATGACTACTTTACAGAAAGTAGGTAGAGATAAGGTACTTGCTCTCGAAAAGGTTATGAAGGAACATCCACAGGTAGAGATAACAGCAGTAGAGTATTTCTGCGGTGGTGTGTACGCAAGAGAGATTACAATACCAGAAGGTGTTGCACTTGTAGGCGAGATACATCTAAAGGACCAAATCAATGTAGTATCCAAGGGGAGCATTAAGATAGTCACTGAAGATGGTGAAAAGATTATAGATGCTCCTGCTACGTTTATATCTAAAGCAGGTGTTAAGCGAGCAGGGTACGCAATTACAGAAACAGTGTGGACTGAGTTCATAGCAACAGAACTAACAAACGAAGATGATATACGCCAAGAGTTCATTGCTCCTGACTATGAAACCCTCGACAAACAATTGGAGAAACAACATGAACCAAATACAAGAATTGACACACATAACTGAGTTGTGCGTAGGAGGTGACTTATCGCTTGGATAGTCACGGCAGTAGCCGCATCAGCGGTGTTTAGTATAGGTAGCTCTATGCTACAAGCAAAAGCATCAAAGAAGGCAGCAAAACAAGCAAAAGAAGATGCTCTAGAAGCAGATAAGCAAGCACGTAAAGCAGAAGTATTTGCTGAAACAGAAGGCGAAGGTGTAGGCTCACTCGGTCAAGTATCGTTAGAAGTTGATGACGAAGAGATAAAGAGCGAAGTCGGCTCTACGATAAGGATTTAATATGAACGCAGAAAAACATGCTGAAAAGTATCTGACTGGCGATTACCTTTTAAAAGGCGAGTTCCTAAAGATGTCAGCTATGCGCGAATCTGTTCTTACTAGAGCAGAGCGATACGCTGGATGGACAATGCCGACTATATTTCCAGACAACTCCGTAGGCAGCGATGAAGAGTTTCAGAATGACTTTCAATCAGTGGGTGCACAAGCAGTAAACAACCTATCTAACAAGATTATGATGGCATTGTTTCAACCTTCAAGACCATTCTTTCGACTAACGTTAACAGACGAACAAAAGGAAGAAGTACTATCCGAAAACGTGGGACTAGACACAGCAGATATCCAAGAAGCATTAGCAGCCAGCGAACGTGGTTCAATGCGCGAGCTAGAGAAAATCAACGCACGTGTGACAATGACAGACTGTATATTACAGTTGATAATCACAGGTAACGCTTTGATGTATATGCCTGACGCGGGCGGTATGCAAGCCTACTCTTTACGGGATTATGTAATAGAACGCGACCTACGTGGAAACACAGTCAAAATAATCATCCAAGAAACTAAAGCAGTATCAGCACTAAGTGATGAATTAGCAAATATTGCAGCAGAGCAAAACATTCTTGAAGATGCAGAAGTAACTATATTCACAGGTATCCAACGAGTGGGCAAAGACCATTTCGTAGTTTGGCAAGAGCTAGAAGATTTATGCTCATGTCATTTAAAAGTTGGGCATTATAAAGAAGACGACTTACCGTGGCTACCACTAACGTGGGCATTAGCCAGAAATAAAGATTACGGTACAGGTCTAGTCGAGATGTATGCAGGTGATTTCCACACACTATCTACGCTGGCAGAAGCTATCTTAGATTATACTGTCATTATTACTGACGTTAAGATTCTAGTAGACCCTACTGGTATGACAGACGTTAGGAAGATTACAGAAGCGGCAAGTGGTGAGTACGTACACGGTAGAGAAGAGGACTTATACGTCCACACAGCCAATGTACAAGCAGCATCAGACTTCTTATTGAATCAATTCCAAGCAGTAGAGCGTAGAATCGCAGCAGCTTTCCTACTCAACAACTCTGTTACAAGAGATGCAGAGCGAGTAACCGCTGAAGAGATACGGATGCAAGCCCAAGAGCTAGAAGGCTCATACGGTGGCGTATACTCACGATTAGCTACTGATATGCAGCTACCTTTAGCAAAGCGATTGATTAAGAAATTCGACCCTATCCTTAAAGAAGTAGAGCCTGTTATTGTTACAGGATTAGATTCTTTATCTAGGAACTCCGAGTTAGACCGTACACGTGCATTCTTTAATGACCTAGTATCATTAAGTGATGTACCAGAGGAAGTAGCACTACGTATTGATTATGGAAAACTAATCGCTATGTTAGGTGCAGGTCATGGCATAACCTATGGCGACTTACTCAAGTCTGAAGAAGAAGTTAAGGCAGCTCAAGCACAACAAGCACAACAAGAAGCTCAGGCAGCAGGTCAAATGGCCCAAGCTGAAGCACAAGCACAACCACCGACAGGACCACAATAAATGACAAATGACGTTAATGCAACCCCAGCTAGTGAAGAAGTACCAGTTGTGGAAGCACCCTCACCTAACGAGAATTGGCAAGAAGACAGTAGACTAGATGACAGTGGTAACCCCATTGAGAATCCAGCACCAGTAACCGAAGAAGAGCCAACACCACCAGCAGAAGAAGCTGTAGAGGGTGAAAGTGAAGCTAAAATAGATGAAGCAGAAGCACCAGTAGAAGATGCTAAACCTTTACCTAAGTTTGATTCTTCAGCAGCAGAGCAAGTACGACCGTTCTTAGAAGATGCAGGACTCACACCATCAGAAGTAGCTATGGCAGTTACAGAAGCGAATGGTGAAGTTAGCATTGACATTATGAAGAAGCTCGTAGAAAAGCATGGAGAAGGCGTAGCAGGTTTAATTAAAGATAAGTTAGCCAACCTACACCAATCTAATGTAACAGCAGCTAAAGCAGCAGATAATAAAATCTTTACTCAAGTACAGGATGCCTTTAAAGGAATCACCGAACAAACAGGTGCAGACACTTTCAAAGAACTTGCAACATGGGCAAAGACAAATCTACCAGTAGCAGACCGAGAAGAAATCAATGGTCTATTACGTCAAGGTGGAAAAGCAGCGGAACTAGCAATAGATTCGTTAGTACAGAGTTTTAAGAAGTCAGACTCCTTTATTTCCCAACCAGCCAAATTAGTGGAAGGTGGTAATTCAGTAAATGAGTATGGTAGCAAGCCATTAGACAAATCAGGATATAACCGTGAACTCCGAAAGTTAATGGACAACGGGCATAACTACGAAACTAGTCCAGAAATTGCACAACTCAACAGCCGTCGGTCGAAATCAATCGCCCGTGGTTATTAATCAAAGATTAGGAAATAATATATGTCAATCGTAGGCCAAGCAGTAGCAAACGAACAAGTACGTTCAGGTCACCAAGCAGGTGTTGATTCAGGTAACGTCAACCCACTATACATCGAGCAATATGGTGGCGAAGTTGAGCACCGTATCCTTAAAGAATCTTTCATGCGTCAGTTCTTTAAATTCAAAACCATCCGTGGTACTGATACCTTAACTAACGACCGTATCGGTTCAAGTGCATTGCAGAAAGTTGCACGTGGTATTCGTCCAGTAGATAATGGCGTAACGTTCGATAACATCTCTATCAAAATCGATACAATCGTATTGGCTCGTACCAATGAGTTCGTTCTTGATTCATTCTTGTCTCACATCGATACTCGTAAAGAAATCGGTATGGAGCATGGTAAAGAAATCGGTAAATTCTTCGATGAGTCTTTCTTAGTACAGGGCATCAAAGCTTGCCAAGTAACTAACCTTGACCCAGATGGCGTTTCACTAGGTGGTTGGGAAGGTCTAACTCCTACTAACATCGTTCGTACAGCCCCTAAAGGCTTCCAAGGTGGTACTCCAATCGTACTAGCTGGTGCTGGTGATGAGCTAGACCCAGATTTGCTAGAATTAGCAATTCAGGATATGTGTCAGAAAATTGAAGAAAAAGATGTTGATGTATCTGAAGCAGTATTACTCATGCGTCCAGCACAGTACTACGCTTTACTACGTAACCAGAAACTTATCTCTCGTGACTTCAGTTCAGTCAATGGCGATTACGCTAAAGGCGACGTATTAGAATCTTGTGGTGTTCGTATCCAGAAGACTAACCGTTTCCCTAAAGCTAGTGATGTTGGTGTAACTCACTTCCTTTCTAACGCTGGTAACGGTAACGCTTATGACGTTTCTGCCAACGACCAGAAATGTGTTGTATGCTTGTTAATGCCTAAAGCATTGCTTGCTGGTGA